CTGAGCTCGTTGCGGAGTCCGCGAGTGTCTTCCTCATCGAAGATCTCCTCACCGCGCTTGACGGCACGCTCCAGGCTCTTGCGAACACCGTACTCCTTGGCAACGTCAGCGTAGCCAGGAACGGCCTTGCTCATCTGCTCCTCTAGTGCCTCCTGCGCTCCCTTGAGGCGGAACGCGAGATCGTTCGCACCCCGGCTGAACGCAGACTCCTTCGCTGTGTTCAAGCGCTCCAGCGCACCCTGCATCACATCGAAGCTGACAGATCCGCTCTTCGGCATCGGGCCGATGAGACCGACCTCGCGCGCCTGCTGCCATGCCTGGCGTACCGGTGGCGACTGTAGGAGATCGTTGAAGTCCTGGGCCATGGCCGGGACGACGACCGGGTTCTGAGCTCGGAGACCACCATAGCCGGACGGCCCCTGCGCCCACTGCTGGGTGTTCTTCGCCAGGTCATCGGCGATCTGGGCTCCGTTGGGGTTCCCCACCTGGCTCGTGACATCGTCGAGGAGCCGGTTGCTCGCGCCTGCCTGGCGTGGCTGGGCGATCTTCGCGATGGTCTCGTACGCCTGCTCGCTGTTGTTGGCGGCGAAGTCGGCGGCCTGCTGGAGGGGCATGGTCAGGTCGGCCAGGGTCACTTCTGCCCCTCTACCGCCCTGCTGGAACTCCTGAGAACGACGTAGGAGGGCATCGATACCCCCCGAGCGGTCGATAGCGCTCTGGAGGCGGCTCCCAGCGCGTGAAATGGGGCTTATAGCGGCACGGGCGGCACCCAGCACGCCGGGTACAGCTCCACCCAGGACGGCACCGGCGCCAGCGGCCGGTAGAGCGGCCTTGGCGCGGTCTGCCAGGTCGCCATCGGCGGCACCGGCGCCAGCCAGGCCACCGGCGGCGGCACCGAGCTCGGCGCCACGGAGGACCGTCCCACCGATGGTCTTGGCGCCATTCAGGAACTCACCGGCGGCGCCACCCGGTAGGGCGAAGCCCCCGGCGACCTGGGCGGCCGTCGAGATATAGGGGTGCTCCTTCTCGAACGCTTTGCTCTTGGCGCGGATCTCCTCTTTGGTCCCGGTGTACTTCTGGAGCCAGCTCGGGAGCATCCCGGCGAGCTCATCGCCGAAGTTGAACGTCGCACCCTGGATGGCCTCGCGCCCGACATTCTTTAGGTTCACGCTCGTGTCGAAGATCCCCCGATCAGCGAGGATCTTCTGTGCCTCGTCATCGTTGTAGCCGAGGCTTTTGACGTACGCGAGCTGTTGTTCGTAGTTCATTACTGTCCCTTACGGGGAATCCCTTGGAGACGCGGATCGATCTGACCGGGAAGCGCCATCGGAGGGTGCCAGCCAGCGGGCGCGGAATCATCCTGAACACCGTCGGCCCAGGTGTTGGGCAGCACCCCGTCGAGATAATCGAGACCGTAGTGGTTACCACGGGCGATTGCACGCTTGCGGAGATCGGTGAACTGCTTCTGGTGCTCCTTCGCGATCTGGGCGGCCGCGCGACCGATGCCTTCGACGACATCGCTCGGCCATGCGCCTTTCGCTCCGCGATCCAGCCACATCCGAAGCTTCTGCTCCGCTGAACCGATCTTCTGCAGCTGGAGCTGTACCGTCCCGGTGCGGACGACGGCGCCGGGATTGTTGAGCCGGGAGATGCCGTCGATGAGCTGGACGATGTCATCCGGTGAGTGAGAGCCGTTGCGTGCCCGGTCCACCACTGCCTTCACCTGGGACCAAGCTTCGTGGGCCTTCACATAATCCTTCGTCTGACGATCAAACTCACCGATGATGTTCGACTCGACACGCTGTTGAGCGGCCGGGGTCATCATCTCCCCGAGCCGGACGTTGTTCGGTGTCGGACCCTTCGGGAACTCACCAACAACCTGCCCACTCGCAGGATCACGGAGGATGACCTTGTTGCCGAGGTCGAGCTGCTGGGGGTTGTGTACCTGCGAGCTCTGCCCACCGAGGCTCTTGTAGATCTCCGAGAGGCTCGTGGTGGTCTGCTCGTCGTTCGCTTCGATGAAGTGCGGCAGGACCGAGTTGATCCACTGCAGCATCGACTGCCGGTCGCCGTTCGTCGGCATCGGGTACTGCTTGATGATGTTCTCGCGTGCGGTGCGGAGCTGACCCCGGCGTGCGAGCTCTTCCTTCTTCGCCTGGTAGTCGAGCGAGCCCTCACGCATCCCAGCGGCGCTCTGGACCGCGCCCTGGTAGCCACCCTGCATCGCTTGGATGCCGCGACCGATGGCCGCCATCGGGGTGACGTAATTCTGCGCCAGCTTCGGGCCGCTGTCGGCGAGGAGGCTCGCGCCAAGGCCGAGCATCCCCTGGCGCTGTGCGCTGGAGATGTCTTCGTCGGTCAGGAGACCGGCGTCCTGCAACGCTCCCGGCGTCGGCATGACGTTGTTCATCAAGCGCTGCATGAGCCCTGGTCCCTTCACCGGTCCACCCGGCGTAGGCATCTGACCCAGCGACGCGCCAGCGGCGACGGGATTCATCCGCGCGAGCGCAGCGGCGATCTGCGGGTCAACCTTGGGCATCCGCGCCGGGTTGACGGGAGAGAAGTCGAAGAGGCTCATCCGAACAACAGGCCTCCGATCCCGCCTGCCAGCGCACCGTAGGGGCCAGCTATTCCATAACCGGTTGCCGCGCCACCCGCGACGGAGTTGAAGCCGTTCTTGTACAGCGGCTGAGACTCAGTGTTGCCGTAGGGCATCCCGCTCAAGCCACCCTGCAGGATGTTGAGACCACGGAGACCCCAGTCACGCTGCTCGTTGAACTGCTGCTGCGAGGAGTTGAGCTTCTGCTGATTGATACCGTGGAGATAGTCGCCCATCCCGAAGGCATCCTGCAGCGCGCCCTGCTGTCCCTGTGCGGCGCCCAGCCGGAGATTGCCCATCCCGAGATTGAAGTTGCCCAGCTGCCCCTGTGCGTTGAGCCCCAGGTTCGCGGTCTGCTGCGCGTTTTGCATCACGTTCTGGTAGTTGCCCGAGAGGAGGTTCGCGACATCGGACATCTGCCCACGGTCGAGGGCGCCCATCCGCTCACCGGCGAGGAGCGCAGCGCGGTCGCCGCCGAAGGCCCCAGCCTGCGTCGCCTGGTCGTTGGTCTGCATGACAGCCTTGTCCCGCTGCCGGTCGTATTGGGTGCCGAGGGCATCGATGACTTGGTTCTGGAAGGGGTTCATCATCCCTTGGATGGCGCCTTGATCCCCGCTCAGAATGCGAGCTGCGTTCGCACCAGCACCGGCGTAGGGACCGATGTTCGGCCCGCCGAGACCATTGGTGATCCCACCGTAGACGCCGCCCATCCCCTGCATCCCCGAGAGTGCCCCGAGGGACGCCGGGTCGGCATTGGCAACGGTCTGTCCGTTGTACCCCGTGTAGGGTTGGTTAGAGACGCTGCGCGCCCGGTTGAAGATCTCATTCCGGTACGCCTCGGTGGCCGGGTCGAGCTTATTGGTGACGACCTGCTCCTTCGGCCCTCCTTTCCCGAACGACATGAACTACAGCTCCTTCATCATGAATACTGCCCGTGGTGTCCACCCCTCGCGTTTGAGGAAAGTGCGTTCCCAGCCTGGTCGGCCGACTGTCGTAGCTGCTGTGCAGCCCTGCTCCCTACCCCACGCTTCAATCAGTGGGTACATCGCTTCCAGCTCGGCGAGGTTTCCGCCAGCCAGCCAGAAGTGGAGAGTCCGCTGCTGCGGGTACTCTATGATTTCGGTGATGATGGCCGAGTTGACACCCGGCCAGAAGATGGCCCTGCCCTCGTCTATCGCTTTCTGCACATCCGCTAGGGTGTGCATATTGCCCGCCAAATCTAACGCCTTCTGGAGGAAAGGTCGAGCTTCGTCGAGCGTGATCACGGCGCCGCTTCGAGCGCGCGAATCCGGTTCTCCATGTCCCGCAAGATCTCCATCAGCTTCCGACGGAGTTGGTTCTGGTCCCGCACGTCGTAGTGCTTCGGCGCGGGCGGCAGACTGGTGCTGGTGCTCATCGTGGGCTGCTCGGGATAACGCCTAGTTCTGGGACGCCGACGCGAGAGTTCACGCTCGTCATGGTGTGCTTGTAGCGGACCTGGCGAGCGCTGAACCGGACATCCGCCGGATCGGCTTCGTTGGATACGACGGTCGTGACGGTGGGGATCAGCTTCTGGACGTTCATCCGTCGGTCGCCGTCGCCCAGCTTGACCGGTCCCGACTCGACGAAGACCCCACCACCGGGCGGGAAGATTGATTCAACCTCGTGTGCCCAGAGATTGCCGGAGGCGTCGGCCATGTACGGGAAGGAGTTGTTCGCGGGTTTGCTTCCGCTACCAAAACCCTGAATGACCCCGTGCGTCCCTGCACTGCGCTGGAGTGTATCGATGAACGACCACGCCTGGGTTGCATAGTTGTAGATCGCCACCCGGTTGGGGGTGCTGGAGGCAGTGGTGGCGTAGAACCACCAGATCTCGTTCTGGTTCGGCAGCGAGACGGTGAAGAACTTGAACCGGTTGGTCCGGCTCATGTCGCCGAAGATCTGCTCCGAGATCTCGCACTGCAGCTCGCGCACATACCCGTCGTACTGGAAGAAGCCATTCTCGCCCATCCAGTAGACAACGTTCCCGACCGTGACCGCTGAGTTCTGGGCCAGGATACCGCAGGAGTCACCGACCTGCTGGACACCGTAGATGAGATCCCCGCCGACATAGCGGAGAGCCCAGGCGTCTGTCGTGGTCAGCAGCAGTGTCTCCGAACCGACGACGATCCCGCGCGTCAGGCGCCCGGTGGTTGGGATGTTGAGCGAGCCAGCCGTGTTCGTGCTGGATGGCAGCCAGGTGGTGTAGCCAGTGGCTTGATCGGCCCACACGACCTGGGCAAAGGTCGCCCCAGTCTTCAGGACGGCAAGGAAGCTCTCGGGTGTCACGACGACCCCAGTGCCCGCCCCATGCTGCGTTGTGAACTGCGTAACCTCAGCCGCGAGGGATGCAACACCGTTGATGACGTTCCACCGAAACAGTTTGCTGCCGGATGGCGCACCGGCCATGAAGAAGAGATCGTCGCCCAGGTTATCAAACGACGCCGCTTGCGAGCTCATCGATGGGTACCCGACGGGCGTGATGTTCTTGAGTTGTGCGGTGCTGGAGTTTGGGATGATCTCATAGAGAGATCCCACGACGCTCACGAAGACACGGTCGGTGTTGCCGTTCGTGTCGAAGAAGGTGTGCATCCCCCGAGGCTCACCGACCGGGATGGCGAGGTCTGGGATGATCTGCTGCCACCCGCCGACTGGCCTGGGGTGGCCTTCCGGCGCCGGGAAGCGGATGAGGTTTCCATCCATCCACCGACCCTTGCGCTCCTTCACCGTCCCGTTCAGCACGAGACCCGGTGGGATCTCCAGCGGCAATCGCTTCTCTATCACGCCCACTCCACCGTGAGTTCTGCCTCGTTGACACCAGTCATCCAATACATGAACCGGCGGAATGCAGGCCAGCTGTCGAGCACAGCCTGCTTCGTCACGAACGGGTGCTTCGGGTCATCCTCGTCGCGCACAGTGAGCGGACCCTGACGGTTCCCCAGGAGGATGCAGCCCATCGTATCCTCCTCGGTGTTGCCGGGGTGGATGAGGATGCGCTTGCGCCCCTTCACGCCGGTGACCTCGAACGTCTCGAAGCCGTGCTTGTAGTACATGGTCCGCTTCAGGATGTACTTCCCTGCCGGGATGCTGGAGAGGCCTTTCTTGTTATCGAGCCACTCCTCTTCGCCGGTGTAGAGCTCACCGTGACCAGGGACGTACAGCTTGCCGAACACCCCATCCGGCCCCTTCGACGTACGCCGCAGCGTGAGCTGCATCATGCGTCGGGGTCGCCTCCGAGGTCGACGACCTTGGAGCGGAGCTCATCAACCTTCTTCAGCGCCGTGTGGAGATTCCCATTCACCAGGGTGTGGATCGCGCCCAGTTTCTTGTAGAGCCAGAAGGCCAGCACCGGAGCGAGAACGGCTGTGATGGAGCCGATGATGCCCAGGACAGCGAGCCACACCGAGTAGATGTTCGGCTCAGATTCAAGAGTCAGCATTGTTTTACCCGAAGATGATCGGCAACCGAGGGGTTGTCGGTCCTGCGCCTAGTTCTGCGCGCTCCAGCGCGATATTCGCGTCATTGACGGCCTTCTGATACTTCTGTGCCCAGACCGGATTCCGCTCGTCGTGCTCTAGGTAGAGCGCCGCTTCCTTCAGGGCGCCGAAGAGGTAGATGTCGGGGTGCTTCGTCAGCGTAGTGTTGGTTGGGCTGCCAGCGCTGAGGGGCACCAGATCCGGCGCATACTGCACCGTGATGTCGTACGCTGAGTCGGGAGCCACGTCGAGCTGCAGCGTCTCGTTGACAATCGCGGCGTAGTACGGGACGCCGGTGCCGAAGCGCTTGAGCTCGGCGAGCGTCGGGATCGACACGAAAGTCAGCGGGTGCTGATAGGTGTCGGTGTCCATCTTGATGGACTTCGGGTACCCGAGCAGCGAAGCGAGCGAGAAGAAATCGGCGCCCGCAACCAAGGTCTGACCAACAGTGAGCGTCGGCTGATTGAGGTTCCGAGCGATGTCGGCCTCGGCCAGCGCGATGAACTCAGGGATGCGCGCGGAGAGATCCGTGCGGTTGAGCCAGTTGCCAATCGCCGCCTGGAGCTCGGTGTAGTTCGTGATTGCCACTAGACCCTACCTGGGCGCGTACGGAACAGCCTGTTATCGGGATCGTTGAGCCACTTGCGGAGAGCCACTTCGTCCTGCGCGATACCCTTCCGCACGAGCTCGAACCAGACCACGGTCGGGATCTGCGCGACGCGACCCATGTCGCCATAGCGCGCGTGCTCGTCCGTGTCAGCCATGAAGGCCTTGTTGACCTCGACGATGTCGGTCGCGTCCTGCACGGACTCGTAGCCGATGGTCTTGTCGTCGAGATCGTGGTAGATCGTCGCGATTGCGGCGTATGGATCGAAGTCAATGAGTTGTCCGCTCACAGAGTCCAGCTCACTCCTATTCCGACAACCTTTTTGATGCCCTCCTGGGGCTTGAGTGGATCAACGCCGACCGTGGCGCTGACTGCGAACTTCGGTGTGATCCGCTTCCAGAACGATTCACCGCTCGCGTCGACGAGCT